CGCTCTCGCTCCTCTTCCTCTTTAATTGCCTCCTCTAGTTCTTTATAACCAGATTGCAACTCCTTTGCTTTATCTTGAGCGTCTGTAATTTTATTTATTCTAAATTCCTCTTCAATGGACTGTGTGCAAGTAGGGCAGACCGTATTTTCTGTAAAGAATTTATGCTCTTGTGTAATCGTAGATACTTTCTGAGAAATTTTTCCTTTCAGATTTCCCAACTTACGAAGTTTCTCTGTAGCACCAGTGACATGTTCTTGCTCTTTAGTATGCCCAAAAATACTCTCTTCAAGAACTCCATTCTCTCTCATATAAATGCCAACCTCAGCGTCTAAATTGGCAATCTTTTCTTTATTGGCATTTATCTTGGCATTACCACGATTTTCCAACTCTTCAATAAAGTTTTTCTGCATTTCAACTTTATCTTTTAGAGTTTCTTTTTTCAATTCAAAAACTTTAATATCATCCTTCAACATACGAATTTTATCTTTAATAATCGTATTCATTGAAGAAAAGATTTTAATGTCTAACAAATCTTCAATCACCTCTCTACGATGAGCTGCAGAAAGTTGCATAAAGGGTACAAAAGTGCTACTACCCAAAATCACAATTTGAGTAAAAGACTTATAATTCATCTTGAGAACATTTTGTTCTAACCACTTTTGCTGGTCTAAGGACGCTGCAGATTGGTCAAGAGCAGAACCATTTCTCCAAATCTCAAATATGTTTGGTTTTATGCCACGAATAACTTTCCACTGCGTAGTTCCAATAGAAAACTCAACTTCTACTCTACAATCTTTTTCGTTAGTAGAATTTAGAAGTTGTGGTTTATTAATTTTGCGAAATGGTTTTCCAAATAAAGAAAAAGTCAATGCATCCAAGATAGTGCTTTTGCCAGCACCATTTGAACCAACAATAAGAGTGGTTGAGTCTTTTTGAAAGTTGACTTCAGTATATTGCTGACCCGTGCTTAAAAAGTTACGCCAACGAATTTTTTCAAATAAAATCATTCTTTTCAATCTTTGGAGGAATTACAATATCATTTGGAGTAATTACAGTATACTCATATCCATGAGATTCGCAAATATGAATCATCATATCATCATCAACTTCTAATACATGCATTTCTGGATAGTCATCATCTTCTAACATCATAGCATAACGAGTGGCATCATCCTCCTCTTCAAACAAATATAGAATTTGTTCTCCATTTTCATTTTGAACTGAGTATGCACCCTCATCTTCTTTACCTAAGATGGTTAGAATAAACATTACACTAACTCACATGCTTCTTGATAGATTTCTTGAATCATTTTCTGAATCGTGGATTTCTCCAAATCAACTTCAGATTCTTCAATATATCTATTCAAAATAGAGAGAGTATCTTCTGATTCAAAGGCTTCAAACTCTTCAGCCTCCTGAATGACAAAGTTCTCAACTACTTTGAGTTCTGCAACATTAGAAGTATACAACTTATCTAAGAATTTTTCAAACTTCTTCGAATCTGTATTTTTACGAACAACAATCTTTACAATCTTGTTTTCATATTCACGAGTATCAAAAGTTTGATAGTTTGTATCCTCATAATAAATGTTGTAAAACATATGATGGGGATTATCAATTGCAACTTTTTCTAAGGTTTCAGTGTCAAAGATATGAAATCCTCGCGTATCATTTAAATCATTCCAATATATTTCATAAGGGTTGCCCAAATAAAATACAGTTCCATTATTTGAGCGAGTATGATAATGTCCCGAATAGACGACTTTAAATTTATCAAATACTTTGCTATCTAATCCGTGTTCCATAACCACACTACGGTTTACTCTAAACCCTTGAAGTTCAAGATGTCCCATGGCACAAACACAAGAAGTTTTTTGAATCATCTTAATAGTATCCTGTTCGTTCTCTTGATTAATCCATGGTATAAAGAGAACTTTGAGTTTATCCAATAAAACTTCAGTTGGTTTTGAGTAAACTGTTACATTTTTATATTCACGAAGTAACAAATCAACTGCATTTACTTCGTTGGTATTTTTATAATACGATGTGTGATTTCCTACAATTGTGTGTACAGTTACTCCCATCTCTTGAAGACGGTCATAGTAATTATTTTTTGCCCAAGAGAGAGCAGAAAAATCAATACCTTTACGACTATCGAAGGTGTCACCCATATCAATAATCGTGGTAATACCTTCTTTCTCTAATGTGGGAAAGAATACATCGTTATAAAACTTCAAGAAATAGTCATGAAAGAGTTTAGAGTTCTTTCTTGCTCCGAAGTGCTGATCAGTAATAATGGCGACTTTCATTCAATATCGAAGTTTAGAATGGACAGCATCTTTAATGCTATTATAGTCGCTATAGTTGCTCCCGTCAATGCTGTTGTCATCAAATACTTCAGAAAATCCTGAACGCTCAAGAATTTTATTCTTAATATCTAACTGACGCTTTTCTCTTTGAATTCTGCGAAGAAAAGCGTAATGAATAATTTGAGTAAAATAAGCAAAAGGATTGGTTGATTTCTCAGGGTCAAAATTGTGTATGTACTGAACGCAATTTTCAATACCGTCAGAAATCATATCTTCCTTAAACATGTAATTGACAAAATTTGGTTTGAAGGAAAGATGATTTGCAATCTTTAAGAAGCACTCACCAATGTAACGTGGAATAGGTGGTTTAGTGTCCCATGTTCCAGACCTGTCATCCTTTGTTGGACATCTACCGTACTTTTGAATGAATGTGTTTTCTACATTACTGCGATAGTCAACTAGAGCAGCTAAGAAGTCTTTATTATTGACATAGTGCTCTGACCTTTTTCTTTTGGTCATAAACGTCGTCGTTATCATAAATTCTTATCATTATTATGTAGATATTATAACATTTATCCTAATGCTTGACAAGATTCTAAATCCTGATATAATAACCTTTGTGGAGGTTGAAAAGTTGTATTTAGCTATTTTTAAAGAGCTTTTCTAGAATCTCTTTAGCATCATTGACATTTGAAATGTATCCCATCTTACGACTGAGTTTTGGTTGATTCTTTTTCTCTTGGTAAGAATGTCTTACAAAAGATTGATACATCTGAATCATTTCAATATCACTTGACTCAGACAAAGTTATAACATCTGAAAGATTAATAATGAACATATCATCTTTTGTTGTTTTTAACCATGGTTCTAATTTATATCCAACTACACCAATACGTGATTTAATTTCATGTACTGTAATTGGATTAGTAATGATCAATAAAGTTCTATCTTCTTCTTCTGAAGCAGCTACTTTGGCTAATATCTCTTCACCTGACTTGAGTTTAATTGTAGCGTAGAAGTCGTCTTCAATTCCCATTTTTCCTTAACTGTATGGTGATTATTTCATAATTAAATTTTTCTTCATTGTAGATTTTAATTCTTTCAATGAGATGATTTAGTGTATAATTTTTTCTTGACTTGTAAGTGCAATCATCAGAGATGTCATACAATATCGCTTTATTTTTATCTTTTCCCTTTCTTAACACTCTTCCAATAGATTGAAGATTTCTGATTCTTGATTTAGATGGAGAAGCAAAGATGACATTGTGTAAATTTTTAATATTAATACCAGTAGAGAAAGTTCCATAAGATGCAACGATAATTGCATTATTTTCTTTTTCCGTGATTTCTCTTACCAATTCTCTTTCTGTAGCATCAACACCACCATGAACAAAGAATACTTTACGTTCACCTCGCTTGTTATTATTTATCTGTTCGTATAGTATGGCTCCATGAGTTTCAACTCTACTAAAAAGAACAAGAGTATTTCCTTTCAAATCCAAAGACAAATTGACAATAAATTTATTCCTCTGCTCATGAGATATTAGATACTGGATTTCATCTTCATATGTCTCAAATCTTTGAGGAGGATGTTTAAGTACAAGGCATTGAATATCAAGTTGAGAAAGGTGCCCCTGTCTCATGAGTTCTTCAGTTTTGGTTACTTTATATGATGGACCAAACAATCCTTCCAAAACCCACTTATGAGTTTGTGTTCCATCTAAAGTGCCAGTAAAACCAAACCTATATTTTGCATGATGAAGTTTTGTCATTATAGATACTAATGACTTGCTCTTAAACAAATGAGCTTCATCACCGATGATAACATTGTATTCATCGAAAAAAGTCCTTTCCAATTTATAAACAGATTGCCAAGTCGTAATCGTCACTGGAGCTTCGTTACTTTTTTCCATTCCAGAATAAATGCGGTGACAGTATGACTCAGCAACCCAACCGTAATCTTGAAAATCCTTATACATCTGCTCTACAAGAGATGTCGTTGGCACAACTAAAAGGATTTTTTGCCCTTTGTTCACATAATATCTCACGATTGAATAAATCATCAGAGATTTGCCGCTCGCAGTGGGGCTTATCAATAATTTTCTATTGCACTTTAGAGCGTCATATACTCCCTCGATTTGGTACTTCCTGGGAGGATGAGCACAAATGGAATTCATATAATCTTTAACACCCTCATATGAGATTCCATCATTCTCTTCATATGGAGTTCCATAAAATTTATTATTTTCAAATTTATAAGTATATCCGTATTGCTCACAAAAATTGACAAGTTTATCTAGAAGACCTACATAAATTTGCTTTGACCTCATGTCATACAGATGAATTTCTCCATTCCAATTTTTGCTTCTGTACTGAGGCATGAACTTAGCGCCTGGTACTTCAAATTTAAAATGGTCTCTTAATTCGTATTCAATATGAGGTTCTGTTTTCACTTTCAAGAAAACCTCATTTGATTTGGATATAACAAGATTTGCTATAGTATCACTCACAAAAATCCATTCATCTGTAGATATTTATTTACCCCAGTCCACTGATGAATCTTTGATATTCAATTGCATTCTTAATTTGGTAAGTTCTATTTTGAATCATCTTTAAGATGCTTTCAATATAAACTAATATCGTGTCATAGTAGTCAATCTTTAAACATACTGTAGAAAGTTTCTCATCAGCATCAAGATACTTTTGCATTGTATCTTTATCCCTAATTTTTTTGGGAAAAGGATTTTCGTAATAAGTCTCTGGATCTGCTTTACCTGAATAATATTCATATCGCTCATGATGAATATTTCTCTTTTGTTGCTCCGCTCTTTTTCTCAAAAGAAAAATGGTATTATATAAATCAAAGTACTTTGCATGTAATGCAGGTATGTTTAAGGATTCCATATGCAAATTATCGGGATCTATCTTTGAATCTTTTTCCCACATTTCTTGAATTTTATCAAGATCAATACTCATAAGTTATTTCCAGCCAAATCGGTGATATTATAAGAAGTATACTTGAAACTTACATCTGCTGTAAAGTACTGAACGTCAGTTTCAGTAGCATCAAATGTCAGAGTTGTCAAAGAATATGGAAACAAGTCTTTAAAACTTACATTAAATTTAGCAACGAAATTGCTACTCAATATTTGAAGAGTGCCGTCTGAGTAAATATTTTGCCTGTCTTTTTTGTAAGCTCCTTGAATAATTCCTTTTGATTGTAAGTTTCTAAACTCTTGCACTTCCTCAGGATATCCCAATCCACGAATCCAATTTTGCATCTCCATATAATTTTCAAGATTTTCATCTACTAAAAATCTAATACTCAAATCTCCAAACTCAATTTTATCTCCTGGAGTTGGAATATCACGAAGATAGTTGGATTGAATAGCAACTCCCAAATTTAAATCTGGAATGTTTGCTTGATTGCAAAAAAACGCAACCTTTGGACTTCTTTTTAAAGTAAACTTAAACCCTACTGGAGAGAGAAAATTTCGATTCTCTATTTGAGACGATGCCATTTTTTCTAATTATTTAGATAAAAAAAGAGGGTCTTTCGACCCTCTCGTATATCCTTGTGAGATTAAATCACATGAGGTTCTTAACAGCAACTCTTCTGTAGTAACGGTTTTGGTTAACAGTAAGAGCACCGAGACCCTGATTTGTTCCCTCAGCGAATGGGTTGGCAACAAGACCATAGCGGGTCTTAAAGCCGATTTTTGGCTGGAAGGAGTTCTCACCAACGGCACGTACCATTTGGAGAGGAACATATGGGCAGTAGAAGATACCTGCGTCATATGGGGAAGCACCCTTGTAACCAACAACATAGTACTGGTTTCCAGGAGATGCATTACCTGCAGTCAGGTTAGCTGCATATGGGTCAATATATACGCGATACTTGCCTTGCAGAACACCAGCAAATGTGTTGCCAGTATCATCAACGCTGAGGTTAGCGTTAAGTGCAGGGGTGTAGTCGAGAACACCAGCCATGGTCAGTGCTGAAGCAACGTCAGCAGAGCACAGGATGATGTTGCCCTTTCCGCGACGAGTTCTCTGAGCGATTGCGTTTGCATCTCTCTCAATCTGGAAGAGCAGACCCTTGAACTTCTCAACTGACCAACGACCGTTGGAGTCAACGTCAAGGTCAAATACACCAGCGGTAGCGGTATTTTGAACAGCACCTTGCTCAGCAACCTTATAGATGGTTCTGATAACTTCGCGGTTGATTTCAGCAAGAATCTCAGTTGAGAGAATGTTTGCTAATTCCGCTTCAGCAT